TGGAACACGTGCCATTTTTTCAACGGCTCCGTCACCACCACGTTTCCCAGCGCCGCTTCGATTTGCCGCCCCGCCATGAACGCTTCCAGCTCCACCCCCAGCTCCTCCTGCGCCAGCTTCAGCTTCGTCTGAAGGTCGATGCCCTCCGTCGCGGTCACGTCCAGAATCGACGACTCGTACGCCGCCGCGTCCTCCATCGTCGCCATCGTTCCGTCAGTAAACAGCGCCATCTTTGCCTCGTCAGTTCTTCGTCAGCCCGCTCTTCAACGCCTTCAGGTCCGCTTCCGACAGCACCGCTATCTGCATCCGCTTCGATGCCGCCAGTTGCTCCGCCGCTCGCAACGCCTCTGCCGCCTTCTCCCGGTATTCCTTGATCTCATCGAACGTTGCCAGCCGCGCCCGCCCTTCCGCGATCAGCTTCGCAGCCACGGTGCGAGTCACTTCCGACCTTACCCCCTCGCGCCCGCCATCCCCCGTCGCCAGGCTCACGATCAGCACCTCCCGTTCCTTGATCGTCGCCTCCACCTCGCGCACCTTCTTGTAAAAAGCCGTGATCTCCATATCAAANAAGAGGACAGACGCACTCTTCGCGCCCGTCCCCGCTCTCCTCTCTTTTACGAGTTCACCTGCACGCCGAAGTTGTTCCGCAGCACTGCCGCGCCGTACAGAACGTCCACCGTGAACTGCTGCGCCAGCGTGTTCGGCTGGTACGTCATCACCACGCGCATGCCGAAATTGCCCAGCTCCGCGTACTCCGCGATCGCGCCCGTCCCCGGCAGCGGCTGCGGCAGACGCCGCACCACCAGCCCGATCGAGCTCTTCGTGAACGCCAGGTTGTGCGTCGTCACAGGGCTGCTCCCCGTCTTCGCCACGAACTGCGACCGCATCACGTAAAAGTCCTTGATCCGCCCGACGCTGCCATCCACCAGCGCCCGCAACCCGGCCTCCCCGGCCGTCCCGTACTCGCTGAACCGCGGAATCTGACGCAGCGCCGAGTATGCGTTTGCATCCACCACCAGGTACTTCGGCTCGCCCATCGGCACCTTCGCTTCGAACAGCGCTGTCTCCGCCGCGTCCACCGCTGCTTCCGTCAGCGGAGAGCCTGCCGTCCCCACCGGCGCGTTCGCCGAAAACTGCGCGTACAGGTTCAGAAGGTCGGTCTCGATCCTCTCGGCCAGCGCCACCATCGCCGGCTGCATGTACAGCTTCAGCAGGTCCGGAACCGCCAGCACCTTCGTCACATCCGGTATCTGGAACGTCGCCTCCGCGTGCGTGTCCAGCTTGATCTGCGCATTGCCCAGGTTCGGGCTCTGCGTCACCACCGAACTCCCCTCCGCCAGGTTGTTCGCGATCAGCGTCGGGGGAATCGGAACGTTTACGGTATCGCCCGCCTGCGCGAGCGTCGGCTCGAAGTCGCGATTCACGAGGTTTCCCATCACCAGGTTCCCCGTCAACGCCGGCAATGCGTCCGCCGCCACCAGCTTCACAATCGCGTTCGCCAAATTCGCTGAGGTAATTACTGCCATCTTCTCCTCCTCTTTCTTCCTCTCTCTCTTAGTCTCAACATCACTTACTACTCGTTTGTGGGCACACCCTCGCGTCTGCTCCGGACGCCCTCGTCCGGCCTTTTGGAGGCCCGCACCCAACTTCCCGTGGCGCGCACGCATTTCTGCGTGCCGCGCCCACACTCCTGGGGACGCCCGGCCGCCGGCGTTACGACCGCATCATCTGCCCTGCGACCCTGATGATCTCCTGCCTCACCCGCTCGGCCTCCTCCGCGCTCATCCCCGGACGGATCTTCTCCAGGTCCACTCCGGATCCCGCCGGCGGCGTCTTCTGCGTTGCCGCGGCCCCCGATCCGCCCTGGATCCGCGCCGGCAGAAATTCCGGGTTCTCGTTCAGGAAGCGCGTCAGGTACTCCTTCAGACTTTGCTCTCCCTGTTCGCTCCGCGCTATCAGTCTCCCGTCTTCCGCGCGGTAAATATCGTCCCGCACCGCCTTGAACGCCACGTCCACCTTCGCCACCCCGAGCCGCTGCAGCTCCGATCTCACTGCCGCGCTCCGTTCGGCCTCTTCCGCCATCTGACGGCTCCGCTTGTTCTCTTCCTCCAGTTCGCTCAGCCGCCGCTCCAGTTGCTCGCGCCGCTTCCGCTCCTCCACCAGCTCCATCTTGTAAGCCGGCTCCGTCTCGGCCTGTTGCGCGTTCATGAATTCCGCGATCGCTTCTCTCACGATCGCCCTTACATCGCTCGTTTGCTCTTCTGCCATCCGGCCTCCTTTCACTTACTCGCCTCGTCGATTTCTGCCGCGATTCGATCCTTCACCTCCTGTCTCGTATCGCACAGATATTTGTAAGCCAGTTTCTTGAAAATCTCTTTCTCCAGAGTCCGCGAACCCGGCTTCAGCTCCACCAGACGCCGCGCGTCCTCCAACTCGGTCCCGAAGTCGCCGATGTCGAACTCGTCCAGCCCGGATACTCCGATCGCCAGCCCGTCCTGCCTCGCGGCCTCGATCGCCCGCAGCACCCGCTTCATCGTGTCTTTCACCGCGTCCCCGTATGCACGCAGCACCTCCTGCGTGATCGCGAAATCCCACTGCTTGCTCCAGCCCGATTGCGCTCCCACCGAGTTCCGCGCCTGCGGCATCAGATACGATACGCGGTAAATCTCGTCCTTCAGCCGCTCCAGGTTCTCCACCGCGATCTGGTATACGTGCCCCTCCGGTTCCGTCCATCCGAATTGATCCCCTGGAGCTAACTGGATGTAATACGACTCGCCCACAATCTGCTTCCACTCGCGATTTGAATACACCACCGGCATCGCGAACAGCCCCATCGTCAGCGCCCATCCCAGCGCGTTCGACTTGTTGAAGTGCTCCAGTTGCAGCAGCGCCGCCTTGTTCATCAGCCACAACCCCTCGCTCACCTTCAACTCGAACACCGGCGTCCGCCTCAGTCCCGCAAGCCCGTGTCTCCCGAAATCCACCAGCACCGGCTTCCCGCGCTCCCCCCGCTTGCCCGCGCTGAGGTACACTTCGAAATTCTCTTTGTCGTAGTACGTCCAGCGCGTTTCCTCGTAGCCTTCCCGCTCGCCTGTGCGGTCCTGCCTCCACGCCGACGTCCGCAGCACCACCCACTCGAAATCGCCGCGCTCGTCCGTGTCCCAATTGATCAGGTCCTCCGCGCCGTACCCCACCAGGTACGCCCGCGACGCACCCATTGCTTCTTCTTCCGCCCGGTTCGCGGCCGCGCCGGCCACACGCGGAAAGTCCACCAGGATGTAACTGGCGCCCACCACCAGCGCATCCACCAACTGCTTGCGGAAGAAATCGCTGATCGCCGTCTGCTTCCGGTCGCAGTCCTCGGCAAATTCACAAAAGAACGCCCGCCCTGCCTCGTTCTCCCCCTCAAAGCTCAAAATCGGTTCCCGCCGGAACAGCGTCGCCGCGTACCAGTCGATAATCGACCCGATGTAGTTCTCGTAGAACACCCGGTTCAACCGCTCCAGGTAAACCTCCGGCGGCTCCTTCTGCCTCGAAACCAGGTACTGCCCCGCGTTCTGCTTCAATTGCTCCCCGCCCGTGTACAGGTCCCGGTACTTCCTCCACATCGCTTTCTTCGTTTTGTAATCCGGATGTTCTCGATCGATATCCATGCTGATCTCCTCCTACAGCAGCCTCTGCCCCCGCTCCCCCACCGTCCCTCCGGGCTGGTACTCCTGCCACACTAAGTATCCCAGTGCATCCGAAAGGTGCGTTCTCCGTGGATCTTTGTCTTTGTCTATGATCGTTGTGAGCGGCTTATAACTCACTTCTTCGAAATCCTTGATCAACTCCCTGCACTTCTGATCCACCACTAAGTTGATCTCGCCGGCCGCCGACCGCAGCTTCGCGTTTACCAGCTCTACCCTTTCATGCACCGGCGGATTCGCCCGCGGCACCTTGTAACTGATCCGCTCGTATCCCTCTCTCCGGAAGAACTTTCGCACGGTCTCGTAATCCGAGCTCCCCGTCGTCTGCATCCGGTTCCCCGTCGCGTCCCCGTAAATGTAGACCCCCGCCGTATGCCCGTGAAACCGCGCATGAAATTCCTCGCACGCCTGCAACGTCGTCGCGCGGCTGATCACGATCTCGTCGAGCACTGTCACCCGCTCGCCTTTCACCTGCGCCACCACCGAGCACATCGGATCCACGTTGAAATCCAGCGCCCACAGCAGCGGAGCTCCCGGGTCTACTTTTGTCTCCGTTACGTTGTCTTCCCGCTTAAACGAGTTGTATACCAGTCCCGCATTGATGCTCAGATACCGCCCCAGCACTTCCTGCTCATAAAACTGCGCATCGTAACTGTGTTTCAACCGCTCGTAAAAGTCCGGAATCTTACGCAGTAAGTGCTGGTTCTCGTGCGCCGCCGCGATCACTACCTCGTATCCCTTCACCCGGTTCGCCAGAAATCGCCGGTAGACCCAGTCGTACCCCTTCGGCGTCCATCCCGCGAAGCCGCACAGCTTCCGCGCCTTTGGGTCCCGCAGCCGTCCTTCCAGCACCACCCACGCCTGCTCCTGGCAATAAGTAAGTTCGTCCACCCCGAACCACGCCAGGTTCGTTCCTCTCAGCCGCTCGAATTCGTCCACCGGCCGGAACAGAATCTTCGACCGCGTGTCCTTCATCACCAGCGTGTTCTCGGCCTTGTTGTGCTCGTAAGGGATCCGGTTCGTCTCCAGGATTTCCAGCAGCGTCGCCTGCGTCGCGTCCCGCAGCATCGGATACGTCGGCGCTCCCAGCAGCCCTACCCGCCCCGCGTTCAAATAGCTCAGTTTGATCGCTTCCTGGCACAGCGCCTGGCTTTTCCCCGATCCGATCGGCCCCGAAAATCCCTTGAACCGTGCCTCGGATTTGTGGAACCGCGCCTGCGAAGGCAGCGGGTTGTACTCTATTGTTCGGTTGCACTGCCCTCGTCCGGCTCTACCCATGAGACCTTGATCTCCCTCGGCTGCTCCTCTATCAGTTCCTTCTCGAGCTGCAGTAGCCGGATAAAATCCCCCACCGTCGGCTTCATCTCGCCGCTCTCCAGCTTTTCCTCGATCCGCTCGATTACCTTGCTCACCAGTTGCGCTTTTTTCTTTCTCCGTTTTCTCCCCGGTTTCTTTCCCGCGGCCTTCTCCGCCGCCTCGTCTTTCGTCTGGTTTTTCGAGCCGCTCATCCGCGATCTCTTGCCTCACATGAAGCTTACCGGCCGCTCCCTCGCGCCCTCCCCCGAGCGTTTCTCCATCCGCTTGTAAATACACGCACAAATTCATTCCGTTTTCTTGTGACCGCGCCGGCTCCCGCGTTAGAATCACTTCTCATGCACGTCCGAAGGCTCGCCGCTTTGATCCTTGGCGCATGGCTCGCCGGCGCTCCTCTGATCGCCCTCGTCGCCCTGCACAACTCCGACTCCGTCGCCCAGATCATGTCCTGGCCCCCGCCACAGGCCGCCAGAAATCTCTCCATCCTCGGCCCCGCCGACTCCCGCGCCCTGCTCACCTATCAGGTCTACGAATTGAACGGCTCCTGCTTCGAAGCCTGGCAGTGGATCCAGCTCGCCCTCGGAGCCGTCCTCCTGGTCGTCCT